CTTCTTAGTCATTTTAATTAATCAGTGCAGAGTTTACTCTGGACCATTGCACCTTCGTCAGGGACCTCTTGGTCTCTCGATTAGCCTACAGGGCTAGATCCCGGTGTGATTAAAATGACAGTCGGACGGACACCTCGTCAACAAGGGTTCCTTGACGAATATGGAACCACTGCGGACGGCTCTCTGACCAATCGTTCTGGAGAACCGATTCTAATGCAGACCCACCCAAAGGTGGCGTAGGGTTTCGGAGAAGAAAGCGATTAAACCTTCTTTTTCCGAAGACGCGTTGATGTTTTTGGGTTATCAACCCCTCAAACCATCGGCGTATCTGCATAAGTTCCCTAGACAGACCCCCAGATCGAGAGTACGGGTCAGGCAAAATATTCTCAGGAGTCAACACCATGTCAGGTACACCCCACTTCAAGAAGGGATCCTGCAAAGGGATCTCTCTTTGATATAGGGTCTCAATGCGCGCGAAATCCGTTCGGATTCCCTCGCGATATGAGTATGTACCCAGACGGTGGCACTCCATCCAAATCCTTTGGTACCTGGTAAATTGATGACCAGCACGAACCGGTAATCCTAGACATCCAAGATTTCTAGGTCCAAACAGAGGACCAGGGAAGCCCCGGATTATAGGGTACCGTTCTCGGATCAACTTGAGGGCAAAAGACTGGTTATTCTCAGGGACTCCCTTCCAGAAGTCCATGAGGATACCAGACAATTGCTCCCAAGGTGTGACCTGTCGACCATATTTGTCGACAAAGTCTCCAAGATAACCTAGAAGGCCCACATTTGGGAAGATGAGACGAACCATACGGTTCTTCTCTTTCGACCAAGTGTAGACTTCTGAGTTAATCATTGCGAGATCACGAGAATAATAGTTCTTACCAACGGATTTCTTCAGACCAACATGTTTGGTATGAAGTTCCCACTCCTTGTATTCCTGTTTTGAAGCAGGGAACAGAACGTCATCACCGTTGATCCTCATCCAGCGATCCGCTGGGAGAGTCAAGGATGATGCCGCTTTGTTGATGATACAAAGGAGGGGAAAGGAGAGAATATGACCCATCATCTGTCCACGAAGAACTACGTTGTCAGGGGATCCAATAAAGATTGAGTCAAAAGAATGGATAATCATTCTTCCAATCCAGTCCCTAATCTGTGAGTCCTCTCCCAATCTTCCTAGGAAGAAGGGAGGGAAGTACAGACTAGTAGCCTCGAACATCTTCTGGGCGGCAAACTTGGTATAATGGAGATGGATACGGTCTGTAGCAGACTCGTAGTCACCTGAGACAAATTTCTGACCTTTCTCAAGGGAAAGATTAGAAAGGGCATCCTCCACGGATTTACCTCCAATCAGCTCGTAAACCGGATCCGCTCTCATGACAGTATGCCATGCGAGCTGGATAGGTTTGAGGAGTTGGAGAATCCAGGAGGACCGTGTGACTATTCGAACCTTTAGGGGTTCAGAAATAGCCGCAGGTCTCACCTCCATCAATGGCCAAGGTCCGTTCAGAGGAAAGTCTTCAAACGCCTTCTCGAAGAGAAGGTGGATGATTTCGTTCCAGACAGGACTGAATTCGGAGAATAGAATATCTTCCGAAAGACCCTCAATCTTATGGATCTTCTCTAACCACGGGAAGTGGTCAAAGAGCTCTGAAAGTAATTCTTTGGTAAATCCCTGGATTCCCCCGTTAGCACGGGTGGACTCCAAGCAGGAAGAACCAGTGGGGACAAATGGTGTGTCATAATGGGCCGCAAACCCATGGAGTCTATTGACCTCCCGTGTTATTGCGTTCTCCAGAGCTTCACGCTCATGTAGGACTTCAGTATCCGGTGATGTAATAAATTCCGTGAAATCGGCCAGTTTTGCATCTACCATGTCCCTAGGAAGATTCGGAAAGAGCCTCTTGGAATAGTTTAGCATGGCGGCAAGCCTTATCTTACGGACCAGGTTTCGCTTGTTAGTGAAACGCGGCTGAAGATAGGAAC